TTTCGATTGATCCGCACCCGCGTAAACCTCATGCAGTTTTATTTGCTGCTATCTCACCCCTAGGCGAAGTGTTCATCTATCATGAGATCTTTGAACAACTGAACTTTGATGAGTTAGCCGAAGCAATAAGACAGCATCTTGGTGATCGTGTGCCAGAGTCCTCTCCGTGTGACTGGATGGCATTTGAGGAACCCCAAGATTCTAATGCGCGTTGTCTCGCAGATCACTTAGACGACTATGACATTCCTGTGCATAAAGCACCTCGTGCACTTTCACAAGGGATATTAGAGACACGGCAAGCACTTGCAAAAAAGAATTTCATTCACGTCCTCCCGCACATGGATCGGTTTTTATATGAGATCGAGTCATATGTCTGGGATCACAACAAAGAAAAACCTGTTGATAACGATGACCACATGATGGAGAACTTCTATCGTCTGGTTATGGAAGGTCTGGACTACAATGATCCAATCTATAATAACTCCTCGCGCGCACATGTCATTCATGGGCGTAACACAGAACTATCACCACAATTTAATTTACCCGATTTAGACACTAACGTGAAAGAAGATTACTCTTGGCTTAACGGAGCTGGAGGAGAGTGGATTCGCGACGGCGTGTAAATCCTCACTGACTGAAGAAGTATGATGACGCAAGAAACACGAGATGAGTTGAGCAAGGACAGTATGTCTGCGTTCCACACAGCTCTATTTAGCAAGTGCAATGAATTGCTCCGCATGAGTTATGACCACATGCAGAAATACTATTCCACTTGGGATAAGCACGGCGACACTGTTGCAGGGTTTAGAACAAGAGATAAGGAGGACGAACGAGCCGCTAAACTTGGTGAGCCAGAGAAGATGACCGTGCCGTTATCTCGGGCACAAGTACATACAATGGCATCATTCTTGTTCCTGTTCTACCAACAGCGTCATTACGCGTTTGAGTACCAGCCACAGGACTACACGGACTATGAGATCCGCGAGATATGTGAGAAGCTGGTTCATAGAGACTGCGAAAAGTCTAATTGGTCACAGATTTTGTATCAGTGGATTCTTGACTGCTGTAGGTTTAACCTCGGTGTAATTGAGCACTCATTCTGCACAGAGACAGAGAAGTTCCCTGTGACACAGATGGTTGACCACTCTGTAATGGGTTTTAACTATCAAACAGAAGAAAGCACTTTAGTTGATGTCCCGGTCTTCCAGGGCAATAAGATTTACAATATCTCCCCGTATCGCTTCTTCCCTGACCCACGTCACTCCCTTACACGTATGCAGGAGGGAGAATTCGTAGCCGTAGAAGATGAGATGTCACGTGCCGATCTCCTTAAAATGCAGAACGATGGTTATGTAGCCGGGATGGAGCACGTTAAGGATCCGGATAAGAACTTCTTTGAGAAGACGCGTGCGGGTGCAAGACATACACTGCTTCGTCCTTTCCGAGAGAAGGATAAGTATAATACGAGTAAGGGTGTTGTGTCAGTGACACGGATGCAAGTCCGCTTAATCCCTTCCAGGTTTGAATTCGGTAAAGGTCAAAAACTTGGCACCGAAGATTACCCTGTGCAGTATATCGTGTGGATCGCTAATAACCAAAGAGTAATCAGGGCAGAGCCGGCGAACTACTTGCACAGAAAGTTTACTGTTGATGTAGGACAGTTCGATGCTGACATCCACAATTGGATGGGTGACGGTCTTGCTGGCACAATCGACAAACTTCAGAATGTTGTGAGCTGGTTTGTTAACACAAGGATCATGAGCGTTAGGCGTAACTTGGATCACCAGTTGATCTTCGACCCTAACTTCATTGACTCACAGGCGTTAAAATCCCGTGCTCCAATGGTGCCGTTAAAGCGTAGTGTTGGCAGAAGAAAACTCACTGATGCTGTCATGCAGTTGCAGGTAGGTGATGTAACCTCAGGGCACTTAAACGACGCCCAGGCAATGATGGAGTTAACCAATTTAGTTACAGGAGTGAATGAGTCAGCTATGGGTGCTATTCATGGTGGACGACGTTCTGCTTCTGAACACAGAGCAGCGAATCAAGGTGCCTCAGCTAGGATGCGTATGGTTGGAACAAACATGTTTAATCAATGTTTACGTCCGATGGCACACAAGCTACTAATGAATCTCCGACAGGGAATACAGCAAGAGACATTCGAGCGTGTGATCGGTCGACCCAATCCCCTAGATGTGGCAGCGGTCACCAACCAACAAAGGCAGTGGGCATTGTTCAAGGCCGATCCCGCTCACCTTGCGGCTGGCGAAGATCAATTTGTATTAGATACTTTAAACCCTGCCGAGAAAGTGCATATGGCACAATCACTCGGAGAACTCTTCAAGGTCATCATGTCTGTGCCGGACGCAGCGGCAGCCTTTGACATTGATCCTAAGAGTGTGTGGGACGAAATCATGGAGTTGCGTGGTAGCGGTGATATGCGCCGACACTCACTCCGGGATCGTATGATCCGTGAACAACAGCAACAACAAACCTCAAATGGAAGCGCAGGAACAGGAAATCCAAATCAACAACGCCAGGAAGGAACTGGAGGAACTGGAACGGTGGCACCAGCTGCCGCAAACACAGGAAATGCTGGAGTTTCTTACTGAAGAAGCTAAAGCGTTAATTCCACTTATCCTTGAACCGGCAGAAAGTGAACATCACAGAGAAATTCAACAACAACAGAAAGGCGAAGTAAGGGGCTTGCTCCAGTTATCTTCGTCCATTAAACAAAAACAAAACGATCTCCGACTTGTGATTGCCAATAAAGGTGAGAGCAAGGAGAAACCCAGGAACCCCATTCAAGAACTAATGGATGAGGGTTATAACCTACTAAACCTAACATAACAATGAGAATACACCAACTAGGGTTTATCCACGAAGAAGCATCGGAATACGGTGACGGTGGTGGCGCTGACCTCGGCTTGCCTACAGACGGACAAGCAGTGGTGGAGTCAACAACTCCGCCGGAACCAGAAATAGAAACTGAACAACCTGAGCTTGAGTTGAACGACGAACAGGTCGAGCAAGCAACTCCCCAGTTTGATCCTACCGCTATCGGTAAGTCAATTGCTGAAGAGTTAAAGCCTGCTCTCCAACCCGTTGAACAGCCCAGGACCGTTGATGATTTGACTGAGTCTGAGAAAGCAGAAATGCTCAATCGGATGCAGTTCAACGAGGAATTTGTCCAACAGATGTTCGGAACCTACGATGAACCGGCGGAAAAAGAACAGCAACTAAAGGCTCTTGACGCATTACGTCAGGGCGTAGTTAACGAAGCTGCAACGATAGCGCAGTATTTGGTGCAACAACAGCAAGAGCAACTTACGCAACAGCTCGCACCAATATTGCAATCCTATCAAGAGCAACAGAGTAATAAGTCAGAACAAGAGTTTTATGACCGATATAAAGCCTTGGATAACGATAATTACCGTAACTTAACTAAAATGGTTGCTACCAACGTCCAACAATCCGGTAAAGAGTTCGCCACAACGGAGGCCTATTACCAGGAAATTGCGGCACAAACCGAAGCAATGATTAAACAAACAGTTCCTAACTTTAGTTTAAACGGCGCTTCAACAACAACAAAAACAACGCAAATGACAGCTCCAGCTTCGCAACAAATCGGCGGGCAGGGTGGATCTGGCGGAGCACCTAGAACACAAGAGAAGGTTTCTAGACAGCAACACGCTGCTAACATTCTCCAACTCTAGGTCTCAGTGCCGTGCTAGTCCCGTTTGCAACACTAGAATAAATAACTATGGCATCATTACTTGGTCTTACAGCGACCGACGACTTGGCAAGTCATGCGAGTTTGTCTGCCCGCCGGAAAGTCTTTTACGCTTTTCCTAACGGTAGTGCTCCGATGACGGGTCTTTTATCAATGGCTGACACAGAGTCTACCGACAAGGCAGAGTTTGGTTGGTATCACAAGAGGGAGGACGACATGAGAGTTGTTCTCGGAACAGGTGCAGGTGGTAACGGTCCTTTCTCTCCTTCGGGTCAGGATACACAGGACGGTATTATGACATCAGCTACAGCGCAGAACATCATTAACGGTAATGTTTATCGTGCCCAAACGGGTGTTGGTGGAGGAAACAAATTGCGTGTAAACAACGTGCTTTTGTTTAAGGATATTCCTTCTACCACTGACAATGCTGTGTTTGTTGATTTCCAAGCGAAGGTGACTGCAGTTAGTGCTAACTACTTTGAGTTCACACCTATTAACAACGCAGATGTATCTTCTGGTACTGTTGATGGGCGTTCTGGAACAATTAGCATTAACAACAACACTGCTCGTTGGGGTGGTTCAACTTCTGATAAGAACATTACGACTGATGTTGGTGGCACCGCTGGTGAACACCCAGCAGCTATCATTGTAGGTTCTGCTAACCCAGAAGGTGGTTCTTCACAGGATGGCACATGGAGCACTCCTGAGCTGACTTCGAACTACACTCAAATCTTCAAGACTCCGTTTAGTTCTACCGGAACTTCCTTACAAGAGGGAATGATCTGGAGTGACACTGGTCACTATAAGGACAAGGCATGGGAAGCAATGCGTACCCACGCTAAGGAGATTGAACTTGCTGCGATCTTTGGTATTAAGACTAAGACTAACGTCACACATGATGGTCTTACTACACCACAGCGCACAACGAATGGTGTCCTTAACTTCCTTCGTGAGTGGGATAACTCCAAGAGTGCTACCCTTAACACCGATGATAACAAGCGTTATCTGACGAATGTTGGTAACGTTGATTGGTCTACCTTCGAGGATTACATGGGACGTCTGTTCACTGTAAGTAACGATAAGAACTTTGAAAAGATTTGCTTCTGCGGATCACAGTTCTTGCAGAACATTAACAGGATCATCTATAAGCAGAACGCTTTGAGGATTCATACTAGCTTCTTGGGTGACGAGAAGTTCAAGTTCCGCGTTGCTGAAGTAACAACCATGCACG